GAACCGGGGATGTCGTTGGCCCAGCGTCTGCTGCTGACAATGCGATTGTTCGATATGACGGAACAACCGGCAAATTGGTGCAGAACAGCGGCGTTTACGTCAGCGACGCCAACAAGGTTTCAATCGGTAGCGCTACACCTGTAGCTTTGACTGCAACGATTACCCCGCAAGTTCAGTCGCTTGGCGTGAACATTGGCGCCTCTGCGTACATGGTCGGGCGTTACTCTGCTGATGCTTCCATGACTTGGTACTACACGGCCAAGTCACGCAACGCGACGGTCGGATCGCACACAGTAGTGCAAGACAACGACGGCCTCGGCGGCATTGCGATGTTCGGCAGCGATGGCACGAACTTTGTCGCAGGCGCAGAGATCTATGGCGAGGTGGACGGTACACCGGGTTCTGGCTCGATGCCCTCTGCTATCGTCTTTCGCGTCAACGGCGTCGAGAAGTTCCGAGTCGCAAACAGCGGATTGCTGACCGACGACAAGGGCAACATCCGCGCTGTACCGCAGACCGGCGCAGCCAAGACGGGCAGTTACTCGCTGGCAACGACCGACGTCGGCACGTTCGTCCATGTCAGCACGGGCGGCTCGGTGACGATCCCTGACGCGACATTCGCTGCTGGCGACATTGTCTCTGTGTTCAACAACACCTCGGGCAACATCACGATTACTTGCACGATCACGACGGCCTACATTGCTGGCACGGATACGGACAAGGCATCTGTCACTCTGGCAACGCGAGGCGTAGCGACGATTCTGTTTATCAGCGGCACGGTCTGCGTGATCTCGGGGAACGTGACCTGATATGTCTGCATCGTCGATGCTATTGCTGGCTGCAAATGTAGGCGCTGCTGCTCCAGTTGCTCCCTCGTCAGTTGAGTATCTTGTCGTTGCAGGCGGTGGCGGTGGCGCAAACTATGGCGGTGGCGGCGCTGGTGGATTTCGCACAGCCACAGGCTTGTCAGTATCAACCGGCTCTGCAATTACGGTGACGGTTGGTGCAGGCGGCAGCGGCGGCCAAAACGAAGGAAGTTCGCCAACAAGTGGCAGCAATTCCGTATTCAGTACGATCACATCGAATGGTGGTGGTCGAGGCGGATACAACGGGAATTCTGGCAACCCGGCTGTTGCTGGAGCCAGCGGCGGCTCTGGCGGTGGTGGCTCTTTTGATACTGCCGGTGGAAGCGGGAATACCCCGTCTACATCACCATCTCAAGGCAATAACGGAGGCAGCACAAACCAAGGCTCCCCGAACTTTGCAGCAGGCGGTGGCGGCGGCGCAACTGCTACAGGCAGCAGCGGAACGTCGTCTGCTGGCGGAACTGGCGGAAGTGGAACGGCATCAAGCATATCCGGCGCATCTGTAACTTACGCTGGCGGTGGTGGCGGCGGCGCGTTTAGTGTCTCTGGAGCCAATGCTGCTGGCGGTTCTGGCGGCGGCGGCCAAGGCGGTAAGGCTGGCACGGGACAAACGGCAGGCACGGCCAACACGGGTGGTGGTGGCGGCGGCGCCGGAAACACTTCTAGTAGCGGCTCTGCTGGCGGCTCTGGCATTGTGATCATCCGTTACGCTGACACTTTTACAGCTGCAGCATCTACCACCGGCTCACCAACCATCACCGTCTCTGGCGGATATAGAATCTACAAGTGGACGGGCAGCGGCTCGATCACGTTCTAATTTGAGGAAGGAACATGGCAGACTCTAGAGCCGCAGAAGTTTTGGAAGGCTATGACCGCCTCAAAGGCGCTCGAGGCACATGGGAGAACCATTGGCAGGAAGTAGCCGAGCGCGTCTGGCCGACGATGGCCGAGATGACGGGCTGGCGCACACCGGGCGAGAAGCGATCGGAGAAGATCTTCGACTCGACTGCCCAGCGCGCTCTGCCGCGGTTCTCTGCTGCGATGGATTCGATGCTGACGCCTGCGACGCAGCTCTGGCACGGATTGCATACCGGCATCCCAGAGCTCGATGACGACATCGCTGTGCGCCGCTGGTGCGACACGCTGCGAGACGTCATGTTCCGTCAGCGTTACTCGCCGACTGCAAACTTTGCGAGTCAGGCATTCGAGTGCTACATGAGCCTCGGCGCATTCGGTACGTCTGCGATGTTCATCGACGAGGTGCCGGGTGTCACGCTGCGATACCGCGCGATCCCGCTATCGGAGCTCGTCATCGATCTCGACCACGTTGGCCGCGTCGATACGGTTTACCGATCGTTCCAGCTCTCTGCGCGTCAAGCAATCCAGATTCCGAACTGGGCTGGCAAGCTGCCGCGTGGAATTGTCGAGCAGGCCAAGAGCGCGCCGAACACGATGTTTGAGTTTGTGCATTGCGTTCGCCCGAACACGGACTACAAGGAAGGCATGGCTGGCGCTGACGGTATGCGTTACCTGTCGCGTTACGTCTCTCGAGAGGGGCAGGTGCTGCTCGAGGACAGCGGCTACCGGGTGATGCCGTATGCGGTCGGTCGGTACGTTACCGGCCCGCGCGAGATTTATGGGCGCTCTCCTGCGATGGAGGCTCTGGCCGACATCAAGTCCTTGCAAGAGATGGAAAAGACCATGCTCCGTATGGCGCACCGCATGGTCGATCCGCCGCTCATTCTGACGGAAGAGGGGGCATTGAATGCCTTCTCCGTGCGCCCCAATGCGTTGAACTACGGGTACCTCCGTGACGACGGTACGCCGCTGGTGCAGCCTCTGATGACGGGCGGCAACCTGCCAATCGGCATCGAGATGGCAGACCAGAAGCGCCGCGCCGTGAACGACTCGTTCTTGGTGACGCTGTTCCAGATCCTTGTCGAAGAACCGCGGGCAATGACTGCGACCGAAGTGTTGCAGCGCGCGCAGGAGAAGGGCGCTCTGCTCGGGCCGACGATGGGCCGTCAACAGTCAGAGTTCTTGGGGCCGATCATCGACCGCGAGCTTGACCTGCTCTCGGCGAGCTTCAACCTGCCGGAGCCGCCGCCTGTTCTGCTCGACTACCTGTCATCGGGTGGCGAGATCCTGCCGAAGTATCAGGGGCCGCTCGCTCGGTTGATGAAGACCGAAGAGGCCGCGGGCATCCTGCGCACGATCGAGGCTATGCTGCCGGTCGCACAAGTCTCTGGCGATATGTCTGTCCTGCGCCGCATCAATGCGGATGAGGCCATCAAGCTGATTGCCGAGGCCAATGGTGTGCCTGCCAAGGCGCTGCGCACCGACGAGGAGCTCGAGGCGATGGATGCCGAGGATGCGCAACAGCAGCAGACAGAGCAGTTGCTGGCTGCCGCTCCGATCGCAGGCCAAGCCGCCGAACGATTTGCCAAGGCAGAACAGATCGCGGCATCGGCTCCGCGTAGAGCTATTCCGGGAGTGTGACGATGGATGCGCAGATGATGTTCAACATTCTGGTCGGCGCGTCTGGCTTTATGGTCGGCTGGATTCTGAACAGCATCAGCCGTGCAATCGAGAAGCTCGACCGGGATGTGCGCAATCTGCCGCATATGTACGTCACCAAGGCTGATTACCGGGACGATGTGCAGCACATTCGCCGAACCCTCGACGACATTTTCAATCTGATCAACCAGCTCTCGACCACTAAAGCGGATAAATAACATGGAACTGTTCGAGATCTTTACTCGAGCGTGGCCCGTGATCCTTGCGATGATCACGCTGATTATTGTCCTCTCGAAGCTAGATCTGCGGGTTGCTGTTCTTGAGGACAAAATCAAAACGCTGTTCGATCTGATCAACAAACGCGACAAATAGGGGCCGCCGCTATGATGACAATGCTTTCCACATTCCTGTCGTTCCTTGCTGGCGGCCTCCCGAAGATTCTGGATTTCTTCCAAGACAAACAGGATAAGTCGCATGAGCTTTCGATCCTGCGCATCCAGAAAGAGAAAGAGCTGGAGATGGCAGCCAAAGGATTCGCTTCGCAGGAAAAGGTTGAGGAGCTGCGGGTAGAACAGGTCGCTATGCAGACGCAGGCGCAGGAGCGCTCGTCCCTGTACGCCCACGACATGGAAATCGGCAAAGGTGCCAGCCAATGGATCATCAATCTGCGGGCTTCTGTCAGACCTGTAGTGACTTATATCTTTGTGCTGGAACTTGTTGTTTTGAATGCAACTGGTGTATGGTACGCATATAGCACGGGCATCCCGTTTGCCGTGGCTATGGAAAATGTGTTCGGCGAAGATGAAATGTTGATCCTTTCGAGCATCATTGCATTTTGGTTTGGGACGCAAGCATTTAAGAAATGAACATAAGCGAGCAGGCGCTCGCCGCGATCAAGCATCACGAAGGAGTACGCCTGCGACCGTATCTTTGCCCCGCCAAGCTTTGGACGGTGGGAGTCGGCCATGTTCTGTATCCGGAGCAGGCACGGTTGCCGGTGGTCAGAACGGCAGACAATGGCAACTTTCCTCTGCGCCGGGACTATCCGCTAAAGCCCGAGGACGATCGTGTTTGGGATATGGCTGAAGTGGACGATCTACTTGCTAAAGACCTTGCGCGATTTGAGCGTGGCGTGGCCCGATATTGCGCTATTGCTCCTGATCGTCAAGGCCAGTTCGATAGCCTTGTTTCCTTCTCTTTCAACGTGGGCCTCGGAAATTTGCAACGCTCTTCATTGCGCATGAAACATAACCGCGGTGACTACTGGGGCGCCGCGCAGGAGTTCATGAAGTGGACAAAAGGCGGCGGAAAGGTTCTGCCCGGGCTGGTGGCTCGAAGGCAAGACGAGATGCGAATGTACCTGTCGTCCAGATGTACGACGGAATCTGGTACCGCGTAAAGGGATACACCTACACCGAGTGCTGCGATTGCGCGCTCACCCACAAAGAACAATACAGGCTCATTGACGGGCATTTGGAATGGACTGCTGTTAGGGACGATGTCCGGACAGCAGAGCGCCGAAAGGAACTCGGCATCAAAGTAACTCGCAAAAGGTGATGCTGTGGTAGCCGCAAAGGCAACAGACGAACAGATACTCGAGACGTTACGCAAGCACAATGGGATACGGGCGGTAGCAGCCGCGGAACTGGGGCTCAATGAGCGCACGTTCCTGCACCGCCTCAAGCGCATGAAGGCGCAGGGCGCGTCGATTCCAGTCTCGACATACCAGCCCGGACGTCAGACGCCAGTCGAGAAAGAGTTTGAATTCACGCCTCTGCCAGCCGACGACGTATCCATCGACGAGCTGATTGAGCAGCGCAAGCGCAAGTTCGCCCACAAGCGCGAACACGAAGAGGCGTCAAAGCTCATCCCGATTCGCATCAAGATTGCTGGCCCGATCGGCCTGCTGCACTTTGGCGACCCGCACGTTGACGACGACGGCACCGACATCGAGGCGCTCGAGCGTCACACCGATCTATGCAATCGCACCGAGGGGCTGTTCGCCTGCAACGTGGGCGACACCACGAACAACTGGGTTGGCCGTTTAGCAAGGCTTTACGGCGAGCAGGCGACGTCTGCCGCACAGGCTTGGCGTCTGGCCGAATGGTTCATCGATCGCTGCCGGTGGTTGTATATGATCGGCGGCAATCACGATATGTGGTCTGGATCTGGAGACCCCATCAAGTGGATCGCAAAACAGCAAAGCACGTTGTACAAGTCATCCGAGGCCCGCATAGCGCTGAAGTTTCCGAACGGGCGCGAGGTGCGTGTGAACGCCCGCCACGACCACGCAGGCTCGTCAATCTGGAATCCGGCTCACGGCCCGATGAAGGCCGCAATGCTCGGAACACGCGATCACATCTACGTCGCAGGCCATAAGCACGAAAGCGCTTACTCGGTGCTGAAAGACCCGATCTCGGGAATCACAATGCACTTGATGAAGGTTGCGAGCTACAAGGTGTATGACCGATACGCCAAGGAGCGAGGGTTCCGTGATAACGCGCTCTCGCCCTGCGGGCTGACGACGATCAACCCTCTGCTGCCGGACAACCATCCCGATATGGTCAAGGTCTGGTGGGAGCCAGAAGAAGGCGCTGAATATTTGACTTGGTTGAGGAAGCGCTGATGCCGAGCATGATCTCTGTGATGCGCTCGAGAATCGCTCGAGTAATGTTCCGCTCCCGTGCCTACAAGCGGGCGCTTATCGACGGCAAGACCAACAAATTGTCCGAAGACGGCCAGATCATCATTGCCCATCTGAAGCGGTTCAGCCGTTACGGGAAACCCCCGGTCGCATCGGACAAAACAGGCGCGACGGATATGTTCGAGGTCGGTCGCATGGTTGGCCGACAAGAAACGGTGCAGCTCATTGTCGAGGCGCTGCAACTGGACGAAAAGACCTTGACCAATCTGCAAGAGGAATTCATCGATGAGTGACGATCAAGGGTCTGCATCAGCAGGCAACCCGACTGCTCCGGCAGCGGCTCCCGCGTGGTACGCGCCGGAAGGGATCGACCAAGGCACGGCTAGTCAACTAGGTGAACTAGTCAAGGCCAAGGGATGGAAGGGGCCAGCCGACGCGCTGCTTTCTTACCAGAACCTCGAGAAGGTATTCGGCGCTGACAAGGCTGGACGCACCATTCTCGCCCCCAAGTCGGACGACGACGCCGAGGGCTGGAGTGCCGTCTACAACCGCCTAGGACGCCCGGAGAGCGCCGACAAGTACGAACTGCCAGTACCGGAAGGGGACGACGGCTCGTTCGCGCAGGCGGTCTCTCCAGTCCTGCACGATCTGGGGCTGACAAGCAAGCAAGCCAAGGGTCTTGCCGAATGGTGGAACGAAACGTCCGGCAAGCGGATAGAGATGGAGCGCGAGTCGTTCCTGTCGAAGTCCGAGGAAGATTTCACCGCTCTGCGCCGGGAATGGGGTGCCGCGGCTGACCAGAACGTCGAGCTTGCCAAGCGGGCTGTGGCGAAGTTTGGTGCAGACGCTGGTATCGACGCCGACTCTCTTGAGCGACTTGAGGAAGCGATCGGCACCGGGCCAATGCTGAAGCTCTTCCATTCAATCGGTGCGTCGTTCGCAGAGGGCACGTTCGTGGCCGCCGAGGGCACGGCTGGTGGTGCGCTCACCCCGCAGGCAGCCAAGAACAAGATCGCTGGAATGTTCGCTGATCAGGAGTTCATGGGTCGCTACATGAACCGTGACGAGAAGGTGCGTCAGGGTGCAATCGAGGAGATGATGCGACTGCAACGAATGGCGAACCCAGAGCTGTTTACAGAGTAGTTGCGAGTGTGATACGCGCGTGTGTATCATCCGCGTGTATCTCCTGTATAGAGACCTATGTAGGTTCGTTTGGCCCGGGGGTAACACCCCGGGTTTTTACAGGATCGGGCAAGTCGCAAGACCCCGCTGACAGTCGGAAAGACGACCGAGCGGTGGGAGCGTATCCCGCAAGGATCTGGCCCCGGCAACGGACAAGCTATCCGAGAAACACTACTTATTTAGTTTTTTTGGAGGGCTATCATGGCCGATAATATTGCTAGCGTTTATGCCGTACAATACGGCACTAACATCTCGCTGCTTTTGCAGCAAAAGGGCTCCAAGCTGCGCACCTCTGTGCAGACTGGTTCGTACAAGGGCAAGGCGTCTGAAGTCGTCACGCAGTACGGTGCTACCGCTGCTCGTGCGGTTTCGACCCGCTACCAGCCGATCGTCCCGGTCAACACCCCGAACAACCGTCGTTGGGTGTTCCCGGAAGACTTCGATTGGGCCGACCTGATCGACAACTTCGACAAGCTCCGTCTCCTCGCTGACCCGCAGTCTGCCTATGCGCAGAACGGTTTGTACGCGATGGGCCGTGCGATGGACGATGTGATCATTGCCGGTATGCTTAACGACAACAAGACGGGCGAGGCTGGTGGCACGACCACGGCTTTCGACACGACGAACCAGCGCGTTGCTGTGAACTACGCTGCCTCTGGCAACGTGGGCCTCACGGTCGACAAGCTGCGTGAAGCGCGTCGCATCCTGATGGAAAACGAAGTCGATCTCGACGCGGAGCCGGTGTATTGCGCCATCTCTGCCGAGCAGCACGACGACCTCTTGGGCCAGATCCAAGTGGTCTCGAGCGACTTCAACAGCGACACTCCGGTGATGAAGGATGGCAAGGTGATGCAGTTCTTGGGCATCAACTTCATCCACACCGAGCGTCTGCCGACGAGCTCGAGCCATCGTCGCTGCCCTGTGTGGGTGCCCTCGGGCGTTCACTTGGGTATGTGGAACGACATCATGTCTGACATCACGCAGCGTCGTGATCTGTCTTCGCACCCGTATCAGATCTATCTGATGGGTACCTTCGGTGCCACGCGCACGGAAGAGAAGAAGATCGTCGACATCCTGTGCGCGGAATAAGGGAGTAAAGGAAAATGGCAGTTGTAGCAGTTAAATCAACCCTTATCACCAACGCAGATGCGACCCCGGCCGTTCTCAATAGCCCCCGTGTAGACGGTGGCTTCGAGCGTATCGAGGTTGCGACGGCAGCTATTACCTCTGGTGATAGCATCGCCTCAACCTATCGGATGTTCCGCGTTCCCTCGAATGCGGTGATGACCGATCTGCGCATCTACTCGCCGGACATCGGCACGACGACGATCTCGGACATCGGCCTGTATCGCACCGCTAAAGACGGCGGCGCTGTGCAGGATGCTGACTTCTTTGCCTCGGCCCTGTCCCTCAAGGACGGTGCGCTCAATGGCACGGATGTTCTGCACGAAGCTGCGGTGTTCACGATTGATAACTCCGGCAAGGAGCTGTGGGAAGCCCTCGGTCTTACCAGCGACCCGTCGGTGTTCTACGATGTGGCTCTCACATTGACGGCGGCGGCTGACGCTACCGGAACGGTGAAACTCATCGGTCGTTACACGGCGTAATAAAGCGGGGCGGGCTGGGTAACTGGCTCGCCCCTCTCTTCACGGAGAACAGACATGGCAGATCGTTTTTACGGCATTGACCGCGGCGAACAGGGCGTTCGTAACGTCACAGAGGGAAGCTCCTCTACGGCGACCACGGACGTTGAAGTGCGTGTTGATCTCGCCCCCGGCATGAGTAAGATTGAGGTTTTGCTGGCCCTTGATTCGATCAAGGAAGCCATCGCTCAAGATACTTGGCCTCCGGCTTAACGGTCTCGGGGTTTCCCGATGGCCGCTAGCAATGTAGCAATCGCAAACCTCGCGCTGACGAAGCTCGGGGATTTGCGCATTTTGAATCTCACGGACAACACCAAGCCTGCGCGCGAGGTGAATGCCGTGTTTGATATGACGCGGGACTATCTCCAGCGTCGCTTCTCTTGGCGGTACTGCATCAAGCGAGCAAACCTTGCCGCTGATTCTGGAACTCCGCTGTGGGACTGGTCGTATCAGTATCAGATCCCGACCGACTGCCTGCGTATCCTGCAAGTTGGGCAGTATTACCCGACGCCTGATCTTTCCGATCTGATCTCGACTGGCGGGCAGGAATACGTTCTTGAGGGCAAGTACATTCTCTCGAATCAGGCTGGCCCGCTAAAGCTGCGATACCTGTCTCGGGTAACTGACCCGGTGCAGTTTGATACGGCGTTTGACATGGCATTCTCCGCATATCTTGCGTACATCCTTGCCGAGCCTTTGACGGCTAGCGGAGAGCAAAAGCAAATGGCGTACAACGATTATCGTAATGCGATCAAAGATGCCGTCATTGCCAATGCGATAGAGAACCCACCGGAGTCGCTTGCCGACCAGACTTGGATTTTGGCGAGGCTTTAAGACATGGCGAAAAGCTCGCCCGCGATCTCTAACTTCAACGGCGGCGAGGTCGGCCCTCTCCTATCCGGTCGCGTCGATTTCGAGAAGTACAGCAGCTCCTGCTACAAGATGGAGCGATTCATCCCGACTGTGCAGGGGCCAGCCAAGCGCTCGCCCGGTACACGGTTCGTGCTGCCGACTAAATATGCGGACAAGAATTCGTATCTCAAGCGCTTTGAGTTCTCGTTCGATCAGGCGTACATCCTTGAGTTTGGCGACCAATATGTGCGCTTCTACACCGATCGAGGTGTGGTGCTAGACACCACGCTCGACATCACCAACGTCACTCAAGCCAACCCGGGCGTTCTGACCTACAGCGGCACCGATCCTGCCAACGGCGATTTCTTCTATGTCACAGGCATAGAGGGGATGACTGAACTCAACAATCGATATGTGCGTGTATCCAATGTGGATACAGGCGCAAATACGTTTGAGCTACAGACGCCAACCCAGCAGGCGATCGATACTAGTATCTATGGCGCATACGTCTTCAACGGCGATATGCAAAAGGTTTATGAGATTGCCTCTCCCTATCTCGAGGCCGACCTGACGAATGCAGAGGGCGGCTGCGCCCTTTCGATTGTCCAGTCTGGTGACGTCCTCTATATCGGCTGCGAGGGCTATGCGCCGCGCACGTTGACCCGCAGCGGCAATACGAGCTGGGCGTTTGCAACGTATGCGCCGACTGACGGCCCGTTCCAGACGGAGCCGCTTGATACCAAGAATTTCACGCTCGGTGCCTCAACGGGTACCGGCGTTTCGTTGACCTGTTCGACAAACATTTTCGAGGTTGCCCACGAAGGGATGCTGTTTCGGCTAGAGCCGACCAACATCACTACCCCGCCTTGGGAAACGAATAAGAGCATCACAGCGACGAATCTGCGCAAGTCTGATGGCAAGTATTACGAAGCCACCAACACCGCTACAACGGGCTCTGTGCGCCCTATACACGAAGAAGGAACCGAGTCTGACGGCGGAGTGATTTGGGAGTATCTACACCCGGGATATGTCGTCGTCAAAATCGTAACGGTAACGGACGCGCAAACGGCGACCTGCGACATCATTGGCCCGGGCATTGCTCCTGCCGAGGTGGTTGCCGGTGACGACTGCCGGTTCCGCATCGGCGCGTGGGGTGAAGCGACAGGCGCTGCGTTCCCGTACAAAGTCTCTTTCTGGCGTGATCGGTTGTGGTGGGCTGGCAACCAGCAAGTTTATGCCTCGGTGGCTGGCGATTATTCCTCGATGGCTCCCGACACTCTTGGCGAGATCCTTGCGGATAACTCAATTTCGCTGACCATATCGGTCGGCAAGGTGGACAAGATCCGCTGGATGACGGCATCAGATGTGCTGCTGATCGGTACTGCTGGTTCTGAAATCGCGGTGCAGGAAGTCACGCCAAACCAAGTGCTCGGCCCCGAGAACGTCAAGTACGAGATCCAGTCTGCTGAAGGCTCGAGAGAGTTAGAGGCGGTGCTGGTTGAGGATTCGGTGTTGTTTATTCGCATCGGTGGCCGTCGTGTCATCGAGCTGCGTTTCGACATCCAGTCTGATTCGTGGGTGCCGCGCGATATGAACGTGCTGTACCCAGAGATCACCCAGACCGGCATCGTCGAGATGGCGTATCAGAAGGAGCCGGACAATATCATCTGGATCGTTCTGGCGAACGGCAACTTGATCGGCATGACCTATGACCGAGAGCAGAACGTCTACGGCTGGCACCGTCATCCGATTGCCGGAGCTGGAGCCAAGGTCAAATCTGTTCAAGTGGCTACCGGCCCAGACGGCGACGTTGACGATGTGTGGATGATTGTCGAGCGCGACCTTGCCGATTACGCCATTCTCTCTGAAGCATCAGAATACGTCACCGCAGAAGATGGCAGCCGAATGCTAATTGACGAGCCGATTGAAGTCGGGCGTTACGTTGAGTTTTTTGCGCAGGGATTTGAGCAAAATCAAGACGTCCAGAGCGCGGTCTATCTTGACTCGTCGCTCGAGTTTGACAACACGATCAATGAGACGCTGTTGCCCGGGTTTGATTCCATTACCCGCGGCGCTACCAATGTGCCGTTTGAAGTCACATCGTTTTTTGAGCTGATCACAGAAGATGGCCTCGACTTCTTGGTAACGGAAGCAGAGGATTTCCTTGCCGTCACGGATGACATTTTTGTAGCTACAGACGTAGGCCGAGAGATCCGCTTGCGCTACTTTGACAGCGTATCCGAGCAATGGCTGACCGCTCGAGCGCTCATCACAAGCTACGTTGATGAGAGCAAGGTGCTGTGCACGATCCTCGCTCCGTTCCCGAATTCGGATGAAATCCCGGCTAATGGCTGGCGAATGACATCGACCGTGATCACAGGGCTGTGGCATCTGGAAGGCCAGACAATCAGCGCGCTAGCTGACGGCGCAGAGATTGAGAATTTGACCGTGCTTAACGGATCTGTGACGATGCCGGTGGCTACCGCTCGAGCGCAGTTCGGTCTGCCGTATACGTCTTATCTTGCGACTCAACGGATTGACTCGGGTGCCACGGATGGCACCGCGCAGGGCAAGACGAAGAGATTCCATCAGATCGTGATGCGCTTGTACGCAAGTCTTGGCGGTAAGGTTGGGCCGGATGCGTCATCGACCGATTACATTTTGTATCGATCGCTGTCAGACTACATGGATGAGGTTCCACCTGTTTTGACTGGCGATACCGACAAGTTTCCGTATCCGGGTGGCTACGAAACCGATGGCCGCATCTGGGTCTTGGCTGATCAGCCTCTGCCGCTGACTGTCGTTGCGATGTACCCGCGAATGAAGACGGAGGACTAATGGAAGTCGTCTCATTCAAAGCTCAATATCTGCAGCAAATGACCTTGCAAGATGCGCAAAAAATGACGCATTTTGCTGCATTTGATGAAGAATATTGCGACCAACTTGTTGCAGCAGGGCCGGCATATACGGTTCTGCGAAACAACAATCCGATTATGTGCGCAGGATTGGCCGAAATGTGGTCAGGGCGTTTTGCTGCTTGGGCATGGCTTTCAGAAGATGCTGGACGCAGCATGATTCAATTAACAAGAATTGTTGATGACTACCTCAACACCCGTCCTTATCGGCGCATTGAGGCGTATGTCGATAACCAATTTTCCGCCGGCCACCGTTGGGCAAAAATGCTGCGATTTGAATATGAAGGTCTAATGCGTGGGTTTGGCACTCAAGGCCAAGACATGGCGATGTATTCGAGGATTCAGTAATGGCAGACCCAATAACAATTGCCGCAATCGTTTCAGCCGCTGCATCCGCCACGGCTACGCTTACGGAAACTGCGCAAGCGCGCAGAATAGGAAAACTTCAAGCTCGAGGCTTGGAAGAGCAAGCTCGCGCTACGGCGCTTGAAACGACTGCCGCTGTAGAGGCGCAGTCACGAGAAACGCGTAGGCAGTTCGGCGAGACCCGTACTGCTGCTGCGCAAATGGGATTGCTTGAGTCTGCCTCATTTGCCGATCTTTATAGTGAGTCTGCTACTGCTGCCGAGCTAGATCGATTGAATCGGGAATACGAAGGTGAAGGCCGTCGTCGAGGATTGATGTTTGAGGCTGGCGTAACGCGCGCTGCGCGCCCTCTTTGGGGGCCGGCAATTCTGTCTGCTGGCTCCAACGCCTTGAGTGCGTATGCCGGTGCTGGTGGAAAGATGCCACAAAAGCCGACAATCGACGACCTGCAAGAAGTTAAAATCAGCAGTCGCAAAGTCAAGCCGCGCGTCTATGTGACCGGCCCGCGTATGCTGCGAAACACAGGTAGATAATCATGGCAAAGCTCGAATTCTATCGACAGCAAACGACGCCTCGCGTCATTGCTCCCGATGTCGGTGGACTCGGGCGCATTCAGTCTGGATTTGGTCAGGCGGCAGAAGCCATTGCTCGAGGTGCCGCAGCTGCTGGGCAGATGATCGAGCGGCGTAATCTAGAGATTGAAAAGCGCCGCGAAGATGAGGCCGCGATTGATGCGTCCTCCAAAGCTGTCGAGCTGACTAGCCGATGGCTTGATGAAGAGCAGAGGCTGCGGCAGGAAGCCGAGGCTGCTGACAATTTTGACGGGTTTACGGATACCGCGCAGGGGCGGTATCAGGAGCTAGTCAACGAGTATCTTCCAAACCTCAAGTCTGACAAAGCCCGCGCGTGGTTTACGGAGCGAACTGCAATTCAAGGCTTGGATGTGCAGCGCGGCTCAATGGATTATCAAGCGCGCAGCTCTGTTGCAAAAACTGTCAGAATTGAAGGCGAAACGTTTAACACTTCTCGCAGGCTTGTTCAGGTCGATCCCTCTAAATTTTCAGAGCTATCTGAAAGTTTAAAGCTGTCTGCATCTAGAATTACAGACAAACAAGTTGCCGCGAAATTTTACGATCAAAACCGCGCATTGCTTGCGCAGGATGCTGCTATATCAGCAGCCGATCGCAATCCGCGTCAGATCCTTGACGCTCTTGCCAAGCCGCAGGGAGAGACGGGCTTTGCGTATCTTGATGCCCTTGATGCTGATTCTGTGGATAACGTTAAAGCTGCCGCCGAGCGCAGACTTGCCATCCTTGAGCAAGAGCGCCGCGTTCGTCAGGCTGAAGCTCGAGAAGCGCTGCGCACACAGATTGACGATCAGTTTGCGTACATGAGTGTCGGAATTATGCCGGACAAGTTAATTCCGCAATCTGCGTTTGTTAATGCTGGCATGGCTGACCGATATAGCGACTATCGTGAAACGTACAACGCCAGCGCAACGCTTGTGTCAATGTCCACTATGCCTCGAGCAGAGGCTGCGCAGAAGATCGCTGCGATGAAGCCTACCGCAGAGGCTGGGGCTGCCGGAAAGCTGAAGCGATACGAGATGGTTTCCGAGTCTTATGCGCGTATGGTTCAGGCGCAGGAAAATGATCCAGCCGCATATCTCATTGAGCGCAATCCTGCTATTCGCAGCGCTTATGACGCAATGAATGCTGCTCAAACAACAGAAGAACAGCAGGCTGCTGCGGCGAATTTTGCGCGTATAGTTGATCTTGAGTCCAAGCGAATCGGAATCAACAACAAGTCAATTCTGCCAAACGCTCTGGCTGCTGATATTGTGAACCGAACGTTTATGCCATATCAGCAAGGCGCTTCAACTGGAGCGGCTGCCATTTTGGCAGAGCGTCAGAGATGGGGTAGTTACTGGGGAAGGGTGCAGTCTCAAGTTGCCGCAAAGCTGCCGGGTGACGCAGCGATTATTGGAGCTGGCATGGCTGAAGGCCCGGCAAACCGATTGATACAAATGAACGCGGTTAGCGAAGCTGACATGGCAAAACTGTTGCCCGTAAATGTCTCTAAAAAAGATCTTGATGATGAAATTACGGATATATCTCAAGATCTTGAAGCGTCTTGGTTTGCAAAGCCGGGTAGTGAAGCAACCATGCTTGCAATTAAAAGCGCGACTGCAAAGCTTGCTATTGATTACATGAGAAATGGCAGAGGTTTAAACGACGCAGTAGCGCAAGCCTTTGGCGAAGTTGTAGGCGATCGTTATCGGTTTGCAGAGATTAACGATTCTGTCGTTCGTATTCCAAGCCCAAACAACCGCGAGGCTGGAGCTGGGGAAATCAGTAGTTCTCAAATCAGAACTGGGTTGCGTTCATTTACAAATGATGCAATTCAAGATCTTGGTTTTGGGAATGTCCGAGGCACTTACTGGCAAACATCGGCAGACGACAAGTCTGTTATGTTGATGCGAGACGGGCAGCCGCTACAAAATTCTCAAGGCGAATTTATTATGTATTCTTGGCAAGAGATCAGGAATCGAGCCGCTACTAGAATGTTTACGCGAGAGCAAAAAGAGCGAGAACTCCTTGAGTCATCGAAATCTGCGCGCGGAATCAATCCATGAGCTTTGAAGGCTTATTAAGAGATCAGCAAACTGCGCCACAGACTGATATCCGAGATTTAAGTCTTGGAGAAGAGTTGATTGCAACTGCGCGGGAGACGATGGACTTTAACCCAGTCCAAGCGCTTTCTCGCGGAATTAAGTTACGAGAAGCCTATAAAAGCGGCAGACCAATTACGGCAGATGTTGCGCGCGCTCAACTGCGCGATGCCAACTTGGATATGCAACTGACTATTCCAGATCAGGGCATTACTCAAGAAGCTCTGGACATTATTATCCAAAGAAAGCGCATAGAAAATGCAAACCGTGATGTGCTTTCCAGAAGTCCCGGCGGATTTGGTCGTGGCGCTGCTAGGCTTGCCGTCGGGTTTGGCGTGTCTCTTTTTGATCCAATCAACCTTACTTCTGGCTTTATCCCGGTTGTAAGCCAAGCGAGATATGCGTCTCTGCTTCGAGCGCGATCTACCTTTGCTGGCAGAACCGCCGTTCGGGCTGGTGTCGGAGCTGTAGAAGGCGCTGTCGGTGCTGCCGTGATTGAACCGTTGATTCTCTCAACGGCGCAGTTAGAGCAGGCTGATTATGATGCTGCCGATTCGCTACTTAATATTGCCTTCGGCGCTGGAATTGGTAGTGGCTTGCACGTTATTGGCGGCAGCGTATCAGAGGCTTATCGCCGTTCTCGCGGATTACCTCCGCTGCCTCCGGAGCGCCAAATTGATGATGCCGTGCGTCAGGCTATTGAAGCCGACCAAGCCCTGCCGCCGATTGGCGAAGTCGAGGCTGCTGCTCGAGCGCTTGATCCGGATGACGTCGTTATTGCGCGTAACCGCGAGACGCTAATTGCTCGCGCTGCGGATGCTCCTGTTGCTAGCCGGGAGCAATTGCTTCGTGAACTGACTGATGCGGAGACTGCGCTGTCTCGAGCAACGGATCAGGCCGGGGCAACGACGCCGCTAGATGCGCGTATCGCCCAGATTGAGGCGCGTCTGCGAAACGAGGACGTTGCCGTCTTTGGCCCAGATCAGGCAGACAGCCGTCAGGTTCAGCGCTTACGTCAGCGAACTGCTCGCAAGCAGGCTGAAGCAGAACTGCGCAACGAAGAAGACTCCTCGCTCGACTTGCAGATTAACTCCAAAGCTCGAGCAGAGCGCGCCAGCCGTGAGCTGCTGCGATTGATGAGCGCCAAGGAAGCGCGTCGGTTGCTCGATAAGATCGAGGCTAACAAGCCGCTGTCAGCCGATGAGATGGCGACTCTGCGCGCAATCGATGCCGAGACGATGCCGGGCAGCGCTCGCAATGTCACCGAACAGATATTGCCGGAGACCCGCCGCGCAGCTCTCTCGACTGGCATTGCGCAGGCAATGCAGAGCCGCACGATCAACGTCGAGCCGATCGTCAACCTTGACCCGTCGCAGAGACAGAATGCTCCGGTCGATCCGATGGTGTCTGCTCGTAATGCAGCCATTGAGAATGCGCGCCCAGATCAGGCTGCGATGGTGGACTTTGATGCCGCTGCCGAGATCCCCGAGCCGCGCGCTGTTCCGATGCTAGACGCCGCAGCGCAATCGCTGGATGAGGCTGTCGCCGCTGCTGATGAGGCAGTTGCTGCAATCAATGCCGAAGGTCAGTACCGGCGCAATCTGCTGGTGCAGGAAGAGGGGATTGTCTACGGCGATGTGCCTGACACCATCGATGCGATTTCTAACATCGAGGCGGCGTTTGAGCGCGCCAAAGGCAGAGAGTTCCCAAACAACCGTGAATTTAAGAAAGACATCCAAGATGCGGTGAATGCCGCGGCTCGAGAATCTGGCGTCGATCTCACAGAATTTACTCCTGACGTTGAGCGTTATCTGGTGCGCGTTGCCTTGCGCGAGGCGCGTATTGCCTTGCGCGATAACTCGAACGCGATCGGCTGGTACAACGAGAAAGTTACCAAGGCTCTGCGAATTATCTCGCTGATCCATCCGGAGATTCTCTCCAGCCGTGAGGATCGCCTCGCCTTTACTTGGGCGCTTGCTGTTACGTCAAACGGGCTCAAAGTCGATAAGAACTTTGAACTGGCGATTAAGGCATACGAGGCGTGGCGCAAGACCGGAACAATGCCGGACAACGTCGGCATCGGCACAGCAGCCAAAAAGATCAACGACGGACTGCGTCTCTATAACGTGATGCTCAAGCAGCACGGGTTCGATGCTCTTGAGAAATTCATGCGCAACAAGGATACGGTGAAGAACATCACCGGATTCTCTGGCTTGAAGATCACGGGCGAAAATATGTCTACCGAGGTGTACGGTTCTGCCGTTCTCGGCCCGAAGATTGGTAACGGGTTCTTCTCGAATCTGTACGGCAACTTTGAGCAGCTCACCATCGACCGATGGCTGATGCGCACATGGGGCCGCTGGACTGGCACCCTGATCGAAGAGAACCCGGTGCAGGTTCGCGCCAAGCGCAAATCCCTGACCAGCCTTGTGCGCCTGCTGGATAGCACGCAGCGCAAAGAGCTCGAGCGCATTCTCGGCAAGCGCGTCGCCGTTGCTCGCCCTGATGAGCTGGCTTTTGCCATTGCCAAGGCGAGCATGAAGCCGGAGAACCGTGCCGCGCTCAACGCGATCGGCGCAGGATTCGATCAAAAGGCGCTGAACGAAATTGTCGGGCAACCCAAGAAAGGAGATGTCCGAGTCGGTTTAGGGGATGAGATCCGCAAGGCTGGCAATGCCTTGTCGAAATACCTCGACGGCCAGAAAGAAGCCCCCGATGGGCCGCCCGAAAGAGGCCGTATTCGCAAGGTATTTGGTGCCGTTTTGGAGCGACTCCAAAAGGACAATCCAGACCTGACGATGGCCGACTTGCAGGCTTTACTTTGGTATCCAGAAAAGCGACTATATGACGCCGCAGGAGCATCAGATGCAGAAGTCGAAGCAGGGTATGCAGACGACGCAGCCCCAGACTACGCAAACGCAGCAGCCAAGCTCGCCGAAGAACGAGGAATCTCCAGAGACAGAATCTCCGGAGTCACTCGCGCAGTTGATGAAGAGCTACAGGCCGAGCAACGCGCAAGACGAACAGGACGAGGAGATCTCGAGGTTTCTCGAGGCCTTACCGTAAATGAAGGACTCCAACGTTATCTCGCCGAAGGCCCTGTTCGATCGCAGGCTGGCCCGGGGGCAGTTGCTGCCCAACGGCAAGCGGTTAGGGCCGTGGAGGACTTACGATCAACCGACTCTATACTCGGCCTCGCCCTCTCTGATCAGTATGCAGAGCGCCAGAGAGTCTCGCTTGTCGGGCAAAAAGTAGCCGACCACGCCGACCTCGCCGTGCTGGCGCAGGTCTACCGCGATCCTCGCTTTGAGACGCTGCGGTACTTCTTCGTCGATCGCAACGACAACATCATTGCGCAGGCTGGGTTGACGTCACGCCTGCCGGGATCGGCTGCGGCCATCATTGGCGATGACCCGCAGGGCTTTTACGGCGAGCTAGTGCAACGCGCTATCTTCTTGGGTGCAAAGGGCGTGTATATGCTGCACAACCACCCAAGCACCAATCCGACCGCAAGCGTTCCTGACATTGACGTTACTCGTTATGTGTCTAAATTTGTTTCTAAAATGGGCGTGGAATTAAAAGGCCATGTCATCATCGACACTAACCAGTACACGGTTATCGATGCAGAAGGCAATACGCGCACTATCGCTAAAGACTTTGGGCAGGCCGATCCGAAGAAGCTGATGGACATTGGCAGCAAGCCATTAACGAATCCGGACATTCTGGTCAACATTGCCAAGCAAATTGAAGTCGACGAAGACGCCGTTGTTATTGCGGTTGCTAATGCCAAACTTGAAGTGCAGAACCTTGCTGTGCTTCCAAGTGAGCAGTTGCGCAAAGGCAGCGCAGCAGCAAAGTCTGCTCTTATGCGAACTGCTCTAGAGGCTAGAGGCAGTTTCTTGTTTGCTATTGGCAAGAACATGGAAACCTTGGGCGCTATTAAAGACCTTGTGGTTGATAGCGTGTTTGTTTCTCCTGATGGGCGTTATGTCACTTCTGGAAATGCGGCGATGCGCTCTCCGCTGCCACAAGATCGTCGCGCCCGAGCATCTGCTGATACTAGCCCTGCGTTTGATTACCTGCGTCAAGTGTCTTTGCAGGATGCCAAACGGATGCGCGGAGTCGCAGAAGAAGGCGGCGTGTACGAAGCGCCGGATACGAATGCAGAACTGCGCCCGTTTAACGATGCTATACAACGGGCTGACATCTACGCTCGCGCTGTTCGCGCTGCGGCAGAACGGATCGGAAACGATGATGCTGCTCGCGCTGCAATGCAAGCGGCTACCAATAACCAGCTTGGCGCATACGAAATTGACGCCCTGCTTGAGAAGCTCAAGCTTGAGAACCAGACTGTGCGATCACGGCTGCGTAAGGCCAAAGCGCAATTCACGGCTGACGAGACTGCGGATGCCCTTCAGAGTGATGCGATGCGCGCAGCCAATGCGGTTGCCAATAACGTCAAGCTCGACGCCACGATCGCAGCTCGTAACGCTGCTTTAGGTCTGGCCGCCCGCACCAAAATTGTCGGACGCGTCATTACCGAGTTTGCGCAGAACCCGAAAGAAGGAATTCTGGCTGTGCTCGGTGGTTCGTCGTTTGCCAAGTTTGGCGCTAAAGACTCGGTGTTCCATTGGCAGCGCACCTACTTCACGCGCTGGACAAAGGGGATGCTGGCAGAGCTTGAGCAAGCCAAGGTCGGCGAGGCGTTTATGAGCAACGCCTATGCTCGAGATGTGGCTCGCGCTCTGTACCAACTTGGCCGCGAAAACCCGAGGCTTGAGGGGCTGGCTGATGAGGCGGTGACGATTGCCAAGATCGTGTACAAGTACCGTGAGGACGCCCGCAATACTCGCAACCGATTCGGTGCGTGGATTCGTGACTTAACTGGATACATCACTCGACAACAGCACGACTTCACCAAGATCAAAACGGCAGGCGCGGAAGAGTGGAAAGCATTTGTTCGCCAGCGCCTCGACATTGATCGCACTTTGGAGCCGGGGCAGAACCTTGAGGAGTTCCTCGACTTTGTGTATTCCGACTTTTCTGCTGGTCGGCAAATGGCCGTTATCGATGATGAGGCTGCTGCCTACACGGCACCGGGATCGCTGGCTCGTCGTGCGTCACAGTCTCGCGTTTTGTACTTCCTCGATGCCGATGCCGAATTTGACTACCTTGAGAAGTTCGGCGCTGGCAAATTGAACGAGGCTGTTCTCGGCGATTTGAGCCGAGCAGCGCAGCAGGCTGGTTTGATGCGCATCCTTGGGCCAAACCCCGAGTACACGCTCAAGGCTTCAATGGCCGAGATCGATGCGTCAATCCGTGGCAATGCGGAATTGCGCGAGCAGTTCTCCGGAGCAGTCACTACGGCAAACGAATTGCTGACAATGCTGGACGGTCGAGCCAACATCCCGGGTTCCCAGATCTCTGCTCGCGTCGGATCTAACATCCGCGCATTGCAGGCAATGTCCAAGCTGGGTGGCGCGGTGATCTCTGCCGTGACTGATCTGCCCGTATACGCAAGCCAGATCCGTTATCAGGGCCGCGGCGGCTTGCTGGCTGGTATCGGCGATGGCATCAGCAGCCTGCTTCAAGGGCGCGCTAAAGGCGAGCGCAGGCAGATCCTAAACATGATCGATACCGTCTCCGAGAATGTCGTCGGCGGCGTTGCCATGCGCTTTGACTCTGACGATGTGATGTCTTCGACGTCGGCTGACCTTATGCGGATCTTCTTCCGTCTGAATGGCTTGACTTGGTGGACGGATACTTTGCGCGAGGGGATGGAGATTGGCACGGCTAACTGGCTCGGCAATCTGCGCAATACCGCGTTCGATGCCATCAGCGCCGATTCAAAAAATGTGTTGCAACAGTACGGCATCTCGGCTCCAGAGTGGGACGTTATGCGTCAGGCTTTCGTGTCTGACAGCAAGGGCAAGTTTTACGTCGTGCCAGAGTCGGTTACTCGATTGTCGCCAGATGTGATCCGACAGTACCTAGCGACTATTGGCCGCTCATCAACGGATACCGCTGTGGGTAATGCCCGCCGGGACTTGGCTGATCGCCTGCGCAATTTGATTGTTGATCAGGCAATGACTGCGGTCATCGAGCCGGATGTGCGGTCGCGCTATTTCTGGTCGCGCGGCACCAAGCCGGGCTCTTTCTACGGCGAGATCGCTCGATACATTTCTCAATTTAAGGGATTCCCGACTGCACTCACCCGGCAGGTATTTGGCCGAGAGATCTATGGCCGCGGCTATAACTCGCTTGGCGAATATCTGAAGTACGGCAAGGGCGATATGCTCGGCCTCGCCCAACTGATTTTGGCAATGACCGCATTTGGTTATATCGCAATGGCGGCAAAGGATCTGCTCAAGGCAAAGACGCCGCGCGATCCGACGGAGCCGCAGACATGGATCGCTGCCATGCTGCAAGGCGGCGCTCTAGGTATCTACGGCGACTTCTTGCTTGGGCAATCCAACAGGTTTGGCAGGAACATTGTCGATACGTTGGTTGGCCCAACATTTGGCGTTCTTGGCGATCTTGACGAGCTGCGCCAGCGAGCCATGAAGGGTGACGATGTAGCCTCGTCAGCGTTCCGAATGCTAATCGCCAACACGCCGTTTATGAATCTGTTCTATAGCCGTATAGTTCTGGATTACCTAATTCTGTACCAGATTCAGGAAGCCCTAGACCCGGGCGCCCTGCGACGAATGGAACGTAGGGTCGAACGTGAGCAGAACCAAGAGTTCTTGCTGGCACCTTCTGAAGTAGTGGAGTAAACCATGACCGTCTCATCATCGACTGCTCGAGTAAGTTATTCCGGCAACGGCTCAACACAAGCCTTTGCTGTCCCGTTCTACTTCCTGTCTAGCTCGCATCTGTTGGTAACGCTGCGAGCCTCGACCGGAGTCGAAACCCCGCAAGTGCTCGGCACCGATTACACGGTGACTGGCGCTGGCGTCTTGACTGGCGGCACCGTCACGATGACAACTGCTCCCGCCTCTGGCGCGACGCTCGTTATCGTGCGCAACGTCCCGCTGACGCAAGAGACGGATCTACAGCCGAACGATCGCCTGCCTGCGGAGACGCTCGAGCAGACGGTTGATAAGCTGACGATGATCACGCAGCAGCTTGATGAGGCGTCGGATCGCGCGATCAAGTTTCCCGTGTCTGACTCGTCATCGTTTGACACGACGCTGCCCGTTTCGTCCACGCGCGCGGGCAAGTATTTCAAGTTCGGATCGACCGGCGCGATCTCTTTGGATAGCGTTGCCCCGGGATACGCAACCGCGGTGGTCACGGATTTTGGCGCTGTCGGTGACGACTCGACGGTGAACACGACTGCCATTCAATCGGCGATCGACTCGCTGACCAACGGTGGCACGTTGTTCTTCCCGACCGGCACATACCGCTCTGGCTCGCTGACGATCGGCAGCGCAAACATCAAGTTCCTAATGACTGACGGAACGGTGCTGAAGTTCCCGACCCTCGGCGCGAGTGCCAAGGCGATTACGGTCAATGCCAATAACTTCTCGATTGAGGGCGGCAAACTGCAAGGCCCGGCTGCCTCGGTGTATGTCGCCAACGAGAACGGCATTCATATGCTCGGCACCTCTACCTCGGCGCGCAAGTCTGGCCTGCGCTTGGTTGATGTCGAGATTACCCAGTTCGGCGGCCACGGCATTTATGCGCAGTTCGTCGACGACATCCTTCTCGACTCCTGCAAGATTCACTATTGTGGATATTCCGGAGCGTCGTTCTTATCCTGCAATCACGGCGTTGCTACCAAGAATCAGTTCTTGAATATCACTCCGGGCACGGTCGGCAATATGTACGGCATCACGCTGACGCATGACTCGACCGGCTACAGCAGCGATCCGAATGTAGGCACCAAGCTCGCTGCGAATCCGTTTTGCTGGGATTGGTATGTTGGCTACAACTATGTCGCTTATAACGCATGGGAAGGCATCGACTGCCACGGCGGCTACGACATCACCATTGATAGCAACAAGGTCTATGCAACGTATGGCGGTATCGCTTGCTCATCTTCGAGCGGCGACGCTGCTGCCTATGCTGGCGCGAACAACGTCATCACGAACAATGTCGTCGATGCGCGTAACCCGGACGGATCTGCCTCTGGCTACGAGAATGACAACTACGGCATCAACCTCAACGGCGGCTCGACGCTGAACCACAAGAACGTGGTCTGCAAAGGCAACGTCGTGATCAATCACGGCATCTTGGGCAACACCAACTCTGGTGCGATCCAAGCGGTGTATGTACAGAATGCCTCGTTGACCGAGAACATTGTGCAGAAGTGGGGCGGTGCTGCGATTGTGGCAACGGCCAGCTCGTCAATGGTGATCGATAGCAATACGTTCCTTGAGCTTGGCGGCACGGCTGCTGGCGCAGAGAACGCAATTATGATCGAGACGACGACATCGCTCGGCAATACGTTCACGATTACCAATAACAATATGCAGGCCAACGGTGGAACGGCTGGATTGGTTGGCGTTCGCGCCGAGCAGATCACGACGCTGCCGTACTTTGCTGGCAACGACTTTGCTGCTGCGACATCTTCTGGATACGTTGTCCCGAATGACTTCCTGACAAGCGATCTGGCGTCACCCATCTATCGCGTTACGGTGAATAACGCAGGAGGTGGAGCGGCTGTGAATGTGAACATAGCCGCGCTGTCTCGATACCAAATCGTCCGGATCGACGTTACGTCTAGCAATGCAGCGTCTGAAATTTCAAATTTCACGAATGGTGTATACGGTCAGATCCTTCATATCCACTCACCTTCATCGACGGCGTTCGTCTTGAATGCGACTGCCAAGCGACTGTCAGGTGGTACGTCGTTCACGGCGAGCCAGTACGACATCGTCACGTTGCTTCAGACCGGCGATGTCTCTGGTGTCGGCGGCGTGTTCTGGACGGAGATCAGCCGTTCTGTGAATGCGTAAGGCGGTGGATCTCGGCCTTTAGGCTGTTGATCTCTGCCACTAGGGTGCTGGCCTCCGACCAGAGGCCACGCATCCTGATGGCGGCTAGCGCGTTATCGATGCGCCAATCACGCTCTTGGCCGTACCCCCACGGGGCGGCCTTGAGTTCGTTTGCCCACGCTCCCGCTGGGCTTTCGTTGTCGATCGTCATGCTCCACCTCGTCGGTGCCGGGTTCGTAGATGAAGTGATTGCAACGCCAGTCTGCGGGCCAGTCGTTGGCCGTGCAGAATAATTGTTTGCCGTCGTGTTTGGAGTAGCGGCAACTTAAACAGTTCATATGACGTTATCTTCAGCAAAGCGGTGCCATTCAGCGATCAGCTCGGGCCAGCTTGCTGCGGCATTGCGTAGCTGATGGTTCTGGATTTCAAACGTGTCTGCTTTTAACTGAAATTCTGTGCCGTCGAATCTCTGCCTGACGGCATCTTTTTCGTAGAGTTTTGCGTGATACATAAACGACTCTTTTGGAATCCAGCCGCAGAATGCTAGTTGAAAGGTTTGTTTGTTAAAGCTCAAGAACAAGTAAGCATCGCAGGCAAACTTGATCTGTGACCGTAGCAGGTTGTTCACAAAGCTAGGCTGCGGATCGGTTGTTCGGCCCATCGTCTTGACGTCGAATCGTATGCCAAACACCTCGAAGTCAACGCCGCCATCGAAGCCCGTGTCGTCTTGCAGTAAGGGTTTGCCAAGGGCAAGGTTGACCATATTCTGACCGATCACGCCAACCAACTGCTGCTCGGCAGTCCCATCACTACCATCATTCCGATTGCCCATCTTGACCCGCTTGGAGTAGCGCCAGCTCTGGTCGATGACGAACCGCGGAACTGCAAGACTGAACGGCATCAGCCAGCCTCGTAGTTAGGCTCTGGGATATGGATGCAAAGCTCTGCACATTTGGCCTCGATGATGGCAAGGTAGTCGCTGAATTCCTGCTTGGTCAACTTGCTGGATCTGCGCAGAGGCTTGTGCCGCTTCCTGCCGAACCCCTCGATGACTTCAGAACCGAAGGCTTCGATCAAGAAGTATTCGTGCAGATCGTTTGTCGTCCAGCCTCGCAGCGCCTCGCCGCCTCCCTCTAGGATGGATGGGTACACCACACCCCAGAGGAAGGCGTTTTGTTGGTCGCTACGTTTTGGCTTGAATGCCTCGACGGTGATCTGCCAGCTCTGCGCCGGGTCAAGTCTGCTGACCATGTTGCTGATCGCGTTTGCGATCTGATCGGGCGGTGTGCCTCTGGCTATTACGCGGCGCATGGTAAGGAATCCTCCTTACTTAAAACGGGATGTCGCCGATGTCGTCATCGCTGAACGTCTCGGTCACCTGTTGTTGTTGCTTTGGCACCGGGCGTGACTCGGGAAGGCCATCCTTTGCCTTGACGGACAGACTGAAATACTTCTGCCCTTCAAGCCTGCCGCTCTTGCCGACCTTCACCCATGCCGAGAGCCAATACTCGACGCCATTTATATTGATGCTGCCGGTGTACTCCGGGTGCTGCTCGCTCTGCTTGCGATCGTTCTTGGCTAGCAGGCCGCGGTTCGTGTTGTCGTATTGCTTCACAGGCTCAACTCCTTGAGATGATTTACTTTTCGGTCAACTTCAAACAGGAAATTCGTCACGGCCTGCGTGATCTCGAGGATCGCTGGCTGATCACGGTGAACTCGGATGATGTGCAGGCGCAGGCGCTCCGGCAGTTTCGGCTGATACACAACGTAGTCGCACCAGTCTCGCCCGGTCACGGCCATCTGCCATTGCATCTGGAGGCGGTGCTCGGTCGGAACTTTCTTGCTCTCGATGATGTCCAAGGCGGTCGCTGGTTGGACGCACTTGATCTCGACCAGCCCCTCGGTGCCGACAAGGCCATCCGGTGACGCACCGGCCTCGAGCTTCGGATGCTTGATGAACCCGACCTCCTCGACCAACTGCCCCACACGGGCGCTATAAGCGGCTCTGGCCTCGGCCTCGGTGTCGATGCCGTGCTGCATCGCCGGGCTCGTATACGTCTCCGTAGCCTGTCCTGTGAGGCGCTCGCAGACGAGCTGCGCCATGTAGTTACGATAACCGGCCTTCGACTTGTCCATCATTACATTCGAGATGGCCGATGCGGTGACCCGGGCACAGCGACTTGAGTACCACTCCGGGGTGCGTTGGGTGTCGCTCACTTGGAAAGCTCCTTCTTGCGGGCGGTAAACTTGCTGACACCGCGGGAGCGGATCGCCTCCGGCAGCGTGTGATACAGGGCGTTGAGTTCGTCGACCGTGTTGCAGGCGGCAACCTCGGCGTTGAGCTTGGCCTCGATCTCGTCAACCTCCGCCTCCGGCAGATCCTCGCCAGCGTAGATGTAAAGGCCGAGGCCGTGCAGCGCGATGCACTTGGCAAGGCAGCGCATGATGCTCGTATTCACGGCGAACGCATTCGGGTTCTGGATCGGCTGGTTGCGGTGGTCAAGCACCGGCAGCAGGCAGGTCTTGATGTCGCCCTTGATCTCGACCGAGACCTTGACCATTCCGGTCTGATCCTTGAGATAGACCAGCGGTAGTCCGTCGTATTCGTGGACGGTGTACCGCGCAGCCGAATCAATCTTCAGCACCTCGGCCCACGCCCAAGCCCACGACAGATACGAGAGGTTGTTCTTCTTCTCGATGTGGTCGTTGACGTTAATCTTCAGCAGTTCGCTCATGACAGGCTCCCGTAGATCTTGTTGAGTTCGTCTTCGATGACGGCGTTCAGTTCGGCAAGGGCTCGATCGCAGGCGGCGATGCGATCCTGCTCGTCACGCTCGGCGAGCTCCTGATCCTGTTGCTGCCACCAACTCTGGTCGTCGTTGCCCCAAGGCGCGAGGTCACTCATGGCTTTGTATCTCCTCTTGTTGTGTGCAACCGCCGTCGCCACAGGGGTCGAGGGCAGCGGCTAGTAAAAACAGCAGGGCGATCCCGATGAACTGCGGCCAAGGAGACTTCATCGCTGGTCTCCCGCAACGGCCTGTACGCCAGCGGCGTACCCGTCGGTCTTGCCCATCGAATAGGCGTACTTGACCGACTGCTCGATAATCGGGTCGAGCGACTTGTTGTCGACGAACTTGATTAGATCTCGGATGACGCGCTCGAGTTCGGCGCGATAGGCGATGTCGTTCATGCGGCCTCCTGCAAAGCCTTGACTACGGGAATCCAAGCGGCGAAGCGAACCGGGTCACGCTCGACTTGCTCAAACAGATCCGGCTGCTCGTCCGGGTTAGCTTGGAAGAAGGCGATCTCGCAGGCGACGCAGTAATCGTCGCAGATGGCTTCGGCGACTTGGCATTGAAAGCACCATGCGTTGTTCATCTCGTATCTCCGTGTTGTTATGTGCGTATCGTAACGTCGGTTAAGAAAGAGTCAAGCCCCGGGAGGGGCGGCTTATGCCGCCACCTCGTCCGTGGTGTACCGCACCAGCCGACCATTGCAGTCATGCCATGCGTTGTGGATGAAGGCGCGAACCAGCGTGTCGCCCTCGTAGACATCGACGCGCTGCTGGGAAGTAATGCGCAGGGCCGAGTCAAACACAACGGGGTGCAAGACTTCGTGGGCGGGATGTTCGACGTAGGTATAGCGGCTCATGTGAATCTCCTGTATTAGCAGTAATAGAACTGGTTGACTGAAAGCGGCTGTTTGAAATTTACGAAAGCCTCGCGTGACGGGTAAATGTGGCAAACACAATAATTGCCAGAAAACGCTTTTTTCGTGACGCGGCCATCGGTCAATAAATACGCACCGCCAATATCTTCCGCGTCTTGTGTAGAAGGCATTTGCCATTCGGACACCACTTGCGGGCGATACTGGTCGTTGTTCGGATGCGCGGCGTTGAACTTGTCGAGATAAGCGCGATAAGCAACGTAGGCTTTTTCACTTTTAGTCATGTTGCGTCTCCTGCCAGCACCGTGCTGGTATGGGTGAAGATTAACACAAGTTAAGCCCTTGCAACCATCCAACCAGAAAAAATAGGTACATATTTTGCCGTGCATATTCCCTTTGCCTTTTCTCCGTAACGGCGGTTAAGATCGGCAGGCTATGAATACCAATGACCTACTCGCTGCCTTTCACGGCAGCAAAGCACAAGTGGCTCGAGCATTCGGTGTATCCGCTCCCGCGGTATCACGCTGGGTGCGTAACGGAGTCGTTCCCGAGAAACAGGTACTGCGCTGGAAGCTTGGCCTTATAGCCGCGCCAGAGGCTGCTACAGGCCGTCTCGCTCGCAAGCAGTTGCAGATAGCCGCGGCTCGCAGATGGGCTGATAAAGGCTGACGATGCCCAGAAACGACAAAGCCCCTTTCGGGGCCTTGACGGATCACACGGGGTGATCTACTTTGCTCACAGGGTAGGTGAGTGTGGATAGGGTAGGCTAGTGTTCTACTCCTGTCAAACACTCCCTCCCTCGGCCTTTCTGGACGGGGAAACTACGCGCAGAACAGGCCTAAATCTAGACCGGGGCGGCCAGCCTCTAGACACGCGGCGTAAGCGAGGAAGCGTGAATGGCACCGGGAAACCGGCAAAAGTAGCTCGCAGCAGGGTGGCTCCGTCAGTCATCAACTCTGTGCGATCGCATTAGGCGTAATCCGTCTTCTGCCCGTGCAGAGTTCACCATCAGTCATCAGGTTCTAGACGTATATACACAGAAGATATACAGGAGATACATATGTCATGGGGTAAGGTTGGAGAGGATCATCCTCTGGCAACTATGACTGTCGAGATTGTGAAGAAGATTAGAAAAGCACAGAGGTTGAGAACATTATTAACCGATAAAGAGCTTGCTCGCAGATACGGAATAACGCCTAAAGCGGTAAAGGATGTGATGGCTCGCAAGCGTTGGAAGCACGTTCCATGATTCACTATCACGGCACACCGATGACTCCAACCGCTGACATGATCAAGAGTTTTACAGCTCGCCATGCAATGGTCAGTTATGCAGAGCCAAGACAGATTGAGCTTGCTGCGGAGATTTGCCAATCAGTTGTTCTAGACAACGGTGCATTCACGGCATGGAGGCAGCAGCAGGATTACGATTTTAATGGATACATTGAATGGGCTGCGAAGTGGGTCAAGCACCCAGCGGTAGACTGGTGCATCATCCCCGACAAGATTGACGGTACCGAGCTGGAGAATGATCAGCTCATTGCAGACTGGCCGCTACCTGATTTCATTTCAGTTCCAGTCTGGCATTTCCATGAGTCCCTTGAGCGCCTTGAAAGGCTGATGCGGTTCCCTCGTATCGCCCTCGGATCATCTGGCGATTACGCCTCGGTTGGAACCGATCGCTGGTGGCACAGGCTGGACGAGGCCATGTCGGTGATCTGTGATTCGGACGGCATCCCGCAAGTCAAGTTGCATGGTTTGCGGATGCTTGATCCCGGCGTATTCAGCAAGGTTCCTTTGTCATCGGCTGACAGTTGCAATGTAGCGCGCAACGTCGGCATGGATACAGCATGGAAAGGGCCATACGCTATGGCCTCGAGATATGCCCGAGCTGTCACTCTGATGGAGCGTATCGAGAAACACGCTAGTGCAAGCCAATGGTCGCGTGAAGTCATTGGCCTATATCAAAACCACAATCTTTTTGGGTGATACATGGGAGATGAATTCGTTTACTCACCGTCTGCTAAAGCCGAGAAGAAAGTACCAGACCGTACAGACTCCGCTATCCATTCATCAGCAGACTATTGGGCTACAGCAGTAACAGAGAACCCTCTCAATCGCTTGCGTCTACTCGATGCCAAGCTCGCTAGACCGGGCGTTGATGTCGAATCGATCAAGGTTAGAGCAGGTGAACTGATACGCGAACTGGGTGCAGCCAAAGTGTTGACCGATCCCGATTGCGTTGGCCTAGTGCGTCAGTTGTTCGGTCAGCGTGGAGTCGATCGGTTACGGGAAAGGGCTAAAGAGAATGCGTGATCACATCAATCCAGACCACTACCAGCAAGAGATCGAGACCGTCGATTTCATGCGAGCGAATGCCAAATCCCAAGAACATTTTCTCGAGTTCTGTAGACTGACAGCATTGGGATACATCGCTCGAGCAGGACGAAAGCCGGACAACCCGATGGAACAAGACGCGCAGAAGGCGATCTGGTGGATCACTTGGATGACAGGCAATGACCCTCGCAATCGATAAGGCTACCGCGGCAGGCCCGCGCAACGACGACGACGAACCGTACCGAGCTCTGTGGTCGAGCGTTCTCTATCTCGCTATCCGCGACTGCAACCGCAAGGGCAATGCTCGAGCTGCTCTGCATTGGATCTACGCACCGCACGACGAGGTCGGAAGCCTGCGCTGGATCTGCGATATGCTCGATCTGGACTATCAGAAACTACAGAACATCTGCATGAGCCGTGAAGGGCGAGCGCAGATCCTCAAACGTAACGTGAGAATGAATCATGCGTATCGTCCTCCCGTGGCCTCCCTCGATTAACCACTACTGGCGCAACTACCGCGGTCGCATCGTGGTTTCCGCAGACGGGAGAGCGTACCGGCAGACCGTATCCTATCGGATACTTGAGCAGGGAATCCCTCGGGACAATCTCGCTTGCAGGCTTGCGGTCAGCATTGATGCGTACCCACCAGACAAGAGACGGCGCGATCTCGACAACATCCAGAAGGCGCTGCTCGATGCCCTAGTCCACGCTGATGTCATTGAAGACGACAGCCTAATCGATGCCCTATCTATCCAGCGGCATGAAGCCCGGGAAGAGGGCGAAGTCATTGTGAGAATCCAACCTTATGCCGAAGAGATGCAAAGTCTGCGGGCTTGAATACGTCATCAAGTGCAAGTCAGAAAAGTACCATGAGTTTCTGACAAACATGATTCATCAAGAATCTGTAAACAAACTGATAAAACTACTAGGAGATGGAGTCGATGAGGGAAGAAAAACTGCGCGAACTCTGGTGCCAAATTCGCAAATTAAATCAAGAGCTCAACGCAATTCACCGCGAAATATCCCGCGTCGAACGTGGCTTGCCGGAACCCTTCGACTTCGGTAAGGATTGGGTGCCGCCTTTTTTGAGGAAAGGATCATGTATACCGTTGAAAACGATGTAACGGACGAGGAGTTGGCAGGCGTTGATCTGGCGCTCACTTTGATGGTGTCTTGGCATACGATGCGCGAATACGAAAAGGTGCTGCGCAGGATCAGCAAATGGAACGACGATGGCCCCTCGATCTGGGCGCGCCGGGTGTTGAACGAGTACGAGCGGAGACTGGATTCGTGAGCGATGGAATCAGGCTAGAGCCCTGCCGAACCTGTATGGCAAAGGGCTGGATCGAGGATGGCATGGGCGACTGGCTCCGCTGTTGGGAGTGCAATCCTGCACCGATACCCAAAGAGTCAGCCAAGATTATCCAATTCGCCCGGGGTGCCAAAGTCAAGCAAAAGCCGGTAGACGATCTGCCGCCAGCGGCATAGAATCCTGCTATGAAGCCCGGACTCTACGCCAACCTCAATGCGAAACGGCAACGGATCAAAGCCGGTTCCGGTGAGCGTATGCGCAAGCCGGGCGAGAAAGGCGCGCCGACTGCAAAGGCGTTTCGTGAATCTGCGAAAACGGCGTTGAAGAAATGAAAGGCAAAGGCGCAAAGATGCTCGCCAAGCACCTCGAGATGATGGACGAGGAAGGCTACGAAGGCGAAGAGGAAGGCGGCGAGGAGGCTGGCGAACTCGAGTTGAAGCTCAAGTTCAAGTCTGCTGCCGAGGCCCGCGATTTCCTGATGAAAGGATTCGGAAGTGCTGGCAAGCCGTCTCGGCGATAACGGCGACCCGAATGAGTTGCCGCCAGTACGGCGTGGTATCGCTGGCGAGATCAGGATGGGTGCTGCTGCATTCCGCCCGATCGCTGCCCGTGCAACCCGACTGGCAGGCGCACAAGCGGTGGCTCGCCCTGCGCTCGGTGGGGCTACCCGTGAGCGGATTCCGTTCTACGAAGACCGCAGTCGCCCGTCACCCGATGTGCAGTTAATCCCATGAAGACCGCGGCATGGCAGCGCAAAGAGGGCCAGAACCCAAAGGGCGGCCTCAACGAGAAAGGAAGGGCTAGTTATGCTCGAGAGACTGGTGGAACACTTAAGGCTCCGGTTCGCAGCGGCGACAATCCGCGTCGAGCAAGCTTTCTCGCGCGCATGGGCAACGCTCCGGGCCCGATGGAGAAAGACGGTAAGCCAACCCGCCTCGCCCTCGCCCTCCGAGCATGGGGAGCCAGCTCGAAAGAAGACGCGAAAGCGAAAGCCAAAGCGATAAGCGAACGAAACAAGGGGAAGTAAGACCATGCCTCTGAAGCAAGGATATAGCCAGAAGACGATCAGCTCGAACATCTCGAAAGAGGTGAAGGCTGGCCGACCACAGAAGCAAGCGATTGCGATCGCACTATCAACCGCACGATCGGCTGCCAAGAAGGCGAAGAAGAGCGCTGTCGTTCGACGCCTGACGGAGAAGTAATGCCTGCAGGCCGTCCGTCAATCTATACGCCAGAGCTGGCTACAGAGATCCTCACGCAGTACAGCAGCGGCAAGAGTTTGCGCAAGATCTGCGAGCAGGAAGGAATGCCAGACCGCGTGACTTTGTGGCGATGGCGAATTGAGAACCCAGAATTTGCATCCGCTTTCGCGCGCGCACGGGAAGCAAACGCCGAGACGATTGAGGATGAGATTGAGGCGATCGAGACCAAGGTGCTCGATGACAAGGTCAATCCACAAGCTGCGAACGTGGTGCTCTCATCGATGCGCTGGCGAGCCCGAGTGCTGCACCCGAAACGATACAGCGACAAGGCCGAGGTTGAGCATTCTGGTAACGTCGGACTAACCGTCAACGTGCTACGGATCACGGATGCCGACGATAAACCTACCAGCTAACGGCTGGCTCCCGCGTCACTATCAGATCCCGGCATGGCGCGCGCTCGAGAGCGGCACGAAGCGCCTCGCTTTGGCATGGCATCGCCGCAGCGGTAAGGACGACATCAGCTTGCATTGGGCTGCTGTGTCCATGATGACCCGCGTCGGATCTGTGTGGCATATGCTCCCGCAGGCTAATCAGTCGCGTAAGGCGATCTGGGACGCGGTAAACCCGCACACCGGCAGACGTCGCATCGACGACGCATTCCCGCCAGAACTACGCGAGACGACCCGTGAGCAGGATATGTTCATCCGGTTCAAGAACGGCTCGACATGGCAGGTGGTGGGCAGCGACAACTACAACAGCCTCGTCGGCTCGCCTCCGGTAGGCGTCGTGTTCTCCGAGTACGCGATGGCTGATCCCAATGCGTGGGCATTCCTGCGACCGATCCTCGCCGAGAACGGCGGATGGGCGATCTTCATCTCGACGCCTCGAGGCCGGAACCATTTCGCTCGGCTCGTCGATTACGCACGGCAGGACGCTGACTGGTTCGGGCAAGTGCTCACGGTCGAGGATACGAAAGCGATCCCGATCGACACGATCCACCGGGAGCGCAAAGAGCTCAAGATGGAGCGCGGAGACAAGGAAGCCGAAGCGATCATCCGGCAGGAATACTACTGCGACTTCGACGCAGACATCCCGGGCGCGTACTACAACGAACTGATCCGATCGGCAGAGCTGAATGGCCGCATCGCAGAGTTCCCGCACATCATCGGCCAGCCGGTCGGTACGGCATGGGATATTGGCGTCGGCGACTCGACGGTGATCTGGTTCTACCAGTTGATCGGTCACAAGGTGCGCATCATCAACGTACTCGAGGGCAGCGGTGTCGGCCTCGACTGGTACGCCAAGAAACTGCTCGCGCTCGATTACGTCTACGGCGACCACATATGGCCTCACGACGGCGCTGTGCAGGAATGGGGCAGCGGTCAGTCTCGAGTGCAGGTCGCCGCGGGCTACGGCCTCAAGCCGCGTGTGCTCGAGCGTGATTCGGTCGATGACGGCATCCAAGCGGTGCGCATGATGCTGCCTGCCTGCGAGTTCAACCTCGACCCTGATCCGTTCCCGGGTGAGACTCGAGATGATGCCAAGGCGCGCATGACCCGTGCGATCGACGCGCTGAAGCAATACCGACGCGAGTACAGCGACCAGCTCCAGCGGTTCCGCGACAAGCCGGTACACGACTGGACGTCGCACTTTGCTGACGCATTCCGCTATTTAGCCAAGGGTCGCAAGCCGTTCCGCGGCACAGAATCATCCCGTCGCATGGGGCATCAATCCGCTGTAGCAGACTACCGAGTGCTGGGGTAGACTGTTGTCGCAACCCAAAGGGAGTGCGATATGTCAAGTCTTTTTAAGCCCAAGATGCCGAAGATTGAGCCGACGCCCCCGCCTCCGACGGTGGATGAGGCGCAGCAGTCTCGCATCGAACAGCGCCGTCTGGCTCGTCGCCGCGGTCGCGGATCTACGATTATGTCCACACCAGCCAGTCAGCAGACCGGCTCGGTTGGTGTCTCTAGACTGCTTGGCGGCGGCTAATGGCTACCAAGAAAATATCGGCGCTGACGTCTATTGCGCAGGGGTCTATCGATCCTGCCGCTGACGTTTTGCCGATCGTTGACACAGGTAGCACAGAGACGAAGAAGGCGACCGCTGCGGCGATTGTCGGCAAGTCCATTGGTGCGCTAGCGGATACATGGAACAACGCCCTGACGACGTTCAAGGCTCGCGTGTTCAACGTCACGGATACGGCCTCGGCTGCGGCCAGCTTGCTCGATGATCTGCAAGTGGGCGGTGTGTCGAAGTGGTCGGTGCGCAAGGATGGCTCATTGACGGTTGGCATCGTGCCGATTGGGCGCATCACGGAAAACGACTACGGTGCGTTCTCTGACGTTACCGATCAGACCGCTTTGGCGAACACCGCAACAGGCGTGTTGTGGGGAACGACCGATTACTCAAGCGGTATCTCGGTTGCATCCAACACTCGCATCACGGTGACCAAGGCTGGCATCTACAAGTTTGACTTCAATTTGCTGTTGAAGAACACCGACAGTTCGTCGCACATCGCAAGTTTCTGGGTGCGCAAGAACGGCACCGATATCGCCAACTCAAACACCGATGCGACAGTTCCTTCGCAGGGCGGCGGCATCCCCGGCACGGCTGTTGTCACGATCGTATTCACGTTTCAGTTGGCGGCAAGTGACTACATCGAGGTGATCTGGTCAACGCCGAACGTCGCTGTGACGCTCGACTTCAAAGCCGCTCAAACCTCACCCACTCGACCGGTTACACCATCGGTCATCGCAAACATCAACCGAATCGCCTAATCGGAGACTCTCATGGCTGTAGGAATTACTCTTCTCTCGAATGCCAGCGCGACTGGTAACTGGGTCGCATGGCCGGGTGGTCGCGGTGAATTCCGTGTTGAAGCCACATTCGGCGGCGGCACAGTCAAGTTGCAATGCAAAGGCCCTAACGGCACAGCGCAGGATGTCGGAACCGACGTCACGCTAACGGCTGCGGGTGGCGGCATCTTTGAACTTGGCGCTGGTGAGATCCGCGCCAACGTCGCAACGGCGACGGCTGTCTACGCTGTTGCCCTGCGTATCCCTTCGCCGACGTACTGATCCGCAATGGCTAGAACCGCTGCTCGTACCTTCCCGAGGGCTGGCTCACGCACGACTACCCGTGAATCAATGGGCGGCGGTGGTGGCCCGGCTGCGCCCTCTAGCGTCGAATACCTAGTTGTTGGCGGTGGAGGCGGTGGTGGTGCCGGGTATCTGTATGACGGCTCCCTTCCATACGAATATGCTTGGGGTGGCGGCGGCGGTGCCGGTGGTTATCGCACGGCGACTGGTTTTGCTGTAACTGCTGGCTCGGCAATTACCGTCACAGTAGGCGCAGGCGGAGCGGCTGGCGTAGGAAGTTATGGCGGTAATGGCGCAGATTCTGTTTTTAGCACCATTACGTCAGGTGGTGGCGGTGGCGGCGCAGGAGTCTTTGATTACAGTCCGCGTGTTGGATTTAACGGACGCGCTACAAATGGCAGCGGCGGCGGCGGCGCAGGTCTTTATTTTGTTGCTAGTGGTGGATCTGGCGGCTGGAGTAGCGCAGGCGGGACAGGAAACACAGATGGCAAGAACGGCGGCGCTGGTGTTGGTAGTACATCAGATGGTAAAGGCGGTGGCGGCGGTGGCGCTGCCGAAAACGGCAACGTAGATGGGAATAGTTACGGTGGAGACGGACTGTCTTCGTCTATTAGCGGCTCATCTTTAACTTACGCTGGCGGCGGCGGTGGTGGATATAACAGCGGATCTTCTGCTGGTGGAGATGGCGGCGGTGGAATCGGCGCAACAATCGGATCAAATGCTTTTGCTGGCGTCGCCAATACTGGCGGCGGTGGTGGTGGTGGGGCATTGGTTACATCCCCCGGCCGCGATCTAGGTAAAGCAGGCGGCTCTGGCGTCGTCATTATTCGCTACGCCGATACGTTTGCCGCCGCGACCGCGACGACCGGATCTCCGACATACACAGTTGCTGGCGGCTACCACATTTACAAGTGGACAGGCTCCGGCTCGATTACTTTTTGAGGCACAGGCATGGCGCACTTTGCACAACTAAATGAAAACAACGTCGTCACGCAGGTGATCGTCGTTCACAACAACGAACTGGTCGATAACGGAGTGGAGCGCGAAGAACTTGGTGTCGCATTCTGCAAAACTCTGTGCGGCGCAGACACTCGTTGGATTCAGACCAGTTATAACGGCAACATTCGCAAGAACTACGCTGGCGTGGGCTACACCTACGACACAGCGCTTGATGCGTTTGTGGCTCCGAAGCCAGAGGCGTTCCCGTCGTTTGTTCTTGATGAGGCGCTTGCTCAATGGGTGCCGCCTGTGCCGAAGCCAGATGACGGCAAGAATTACGCATGGGACGAGAAGAATCAGATTTGGAGAGAGATTTCCGCTGACCGTCCCGTCCCGCCGACAGAGGGCTGATCATGGCTGACAAAAAGATTTCGCAATTCGCCTCGCTGGCATCCGGCGACATAGATTCAGCCAATGATGTGCTGGCGATTGTCGATGCGAGTGGGCCGACAACCAAGAAGGTCGCGGTTGCGGCTCTGGTCGGTGCGCCAATCACCGCAGGCTCTGGCATCACGGTCACCAAGACCTCAAGCGCAATTACGATTGCAGCATCAGGCGGTAGTGGAACCGGGGATGTCGTTGGCCCAGCGTCTGCTGCTGACAATGCGATTGTTCGATATGACGGAACAACCGGCAAATTGGTGCAGAACAGCGGCGTTTACGTCAGCGACGCCAACAAGGTTTCAATCGGCAGCGCTACGCCTGTAGCCCTGACCGGGACGATTACCCCACAAGTGCAGTCGCTTGGCGTGAACATTGGCGCCTCTGCGTACATGGTCGGGCGTTACTCTGCTGATGCTTCTATGACTTGGTACTACACGGCCAAGTCACGCAACGCGACGGTCGGATCGCATACGGTACTGCAAGACAACGACGGCCTCGGCGGCATTGCGATGTTCGGCAGCGACGGCACCACGTTCGTTGCAGGCGCAGAGATCTATGGCGAGGTGGACGGTACGCCGGGTTCCGGCTCTATGCCTTCCGCTATTGTCTTTCGCGTCAACAGTGTTGAGAAGTTCCGAGTCGCAAACAGCGGATTGCTGACCGACGACAAGGGCAACATCCGCGCTGTACCGCAGACTGGTGCAGCCAAGACGGGCAGTTACTCGCTGGCAACGACCGATGTCGGCACGTTTGTCCATGTCAGCACGGGCGGCTCGGTGACGATCCCTGACGCGACATTCGCTGCTGGCGACAT